TGCCTCCACCCCCGCAATCGCCTTGGCGGTCTCACCCTCGGCAGTGAGCGCGCGGAACTCCAGCCTCAGGTCAGGCAGCGGCGTGAAGTTGTTGCTCGGGCGACGAGACATCCACGCGAAACCAACGACCGTCAGGAAGACGAGACCAACGAACGGCCACCAGCGCCTGATCCACTTGATCATCAGCTCGCCCACACCGTGAAGCTAAACGTGTACGTGCCGCTGCCGTTGTACGGCTGCAGCGGCCCTGCGGCGACAAGACTAGCCGGATTGCCTATGCCTGTAGGTACAAAGTGTGCGTAGGTCTGCTGCACATATGTCCGTATGTTCATAATGCCACGCTCTGTAAGCGCGGTAGGGTCCATCGAACCGCCTATCGACGCGCCGGACACAACCTCAACCGTGGCGACGACGCTCGCTGTAGTTAGTGCCGGGTTATTGAACGTAAGGACCGGGCAGCGGACAGTGACCGTGTCGTACGATCTGGTGGCGACGCCTGTGGAGATGATGTTTACTCCGTCGTGAACGGTAACTGTGTAGCCGGTCGCTAGATTCACGCCTACATGTGAGAAGGTCACGCGCGCCCACGCAATAGGCACTTTTGCCGGCATGATACGGGTCGGTGAGATGGAGGTGCTGGACGCTGGATAGGCGCTCTCCAATCGCATCGCGCTCGTACCGCTGTACAGATCCAACAATCCACTATTGACGTCAATAAACTGCCGCAGCTCCCAATCCGGCGCGCCAGTTGTTACGTCAGACCAAGTAGATGCGGCGGCGCTGCGCTTCAGTAGGTATACACCTTCCTGCCCACCGAGCGCCCCGTCGATGTCGTACCGCTTGGCGTAGGCATCTACAGCCGTGTCGTCGTGAGTCCAAAGTCCCGTCGCGTTGCTCCACGAGGCGTTCCACGTGGTCTCGTACGAGCCGTCCTTGTGTCGGTACTTCCGCATCGTCGCGCTCGCGACACTCGCGTTTTCGGAGTACATGACCAGCGTTCGGGTGTTGGCGATCGGATCGTTGAACACCGGGATGTTCAACCGAGCGCTGAGACTCTCAACATTGTCTGCGAGGTAATCCTTACCGAGCGTCGCGAAGTTTGCGTACAACCGGCGCCAAGACTGAGTAGCCTCACCAAGGTCGAGGTTGTTCGTCTGCGCAGCGTCTGGGTGGAGATGCCCAAGCATCGTACCCTGCGCGCTCGCGCTGCCTTCACGGCTGAGCTTATCGCTCGCCAGGTTCGTCAGACTCGCAACTGTGCTCCCAGAATCGAAGGTCGGCAGCGCGGTTGACCACAGCCCGTTCACCACACCGAGCATGTCCTGCACTTGGCGGTTGATGCCACGAATCCAGCGCGCAAATCCAAACACGCCGTAGGTCGCTCGCGCCGCATCTCGGTCGTTGGCGATGCCCCAATCCGTATCGTCGATCTGGAAAGGTGTTGCTGCGTCGGCGCGCCCCTCGAAGTAGAAGTTGCGCTTGTCACCGACGTCGACGTTGCCGGCGTCGGGTGTGATGGTAGCGATCTGAATCCAAGGCTCTCCGGGCGACGTGATCTCAATGGCCACCTCGAAGTCGTCGATGAAGCGCGTCGGAGTCGTACGGACGACCTCGGTCGGCGTAGCAGCGGCCGAGTTCCAAAACACGCGGTTGCCGATCTCCTCTTCGAGCGCAGTGAACTTGATGTACACCCCATGCAGCACAGCAGGGCTCGTCGCACCGCTTACGTCGATCGTGATGGCGTAGCCAGGCCGCGTCGTCAGGATGGCGCCATACTCCGTAGCCCCATCAAGCTGGTAGCCTAAGATGGCGGTGCCTCCATTGATCGTGACCACCGCGCCGACCTTGGAGACGCCGAAGCCACTGAGGACGTATCCTCTCGCCTGTGCGGCGGTGCCGTCTGTACTACGGTCACGGTCCTCACCGATGAGCGCGCCGTCTCCTACTTGAGTGACAGACTTGAATTGTGATGTGCGCGCCTGGAACTGGAAGTCTGGGTAGTCGATCCGCTGCCCAGGTCCTACGCGGAGGTATTTCTTATCACGAGGCATCTTGTTTTCTCCTTAGACGATGTGCGGCCCTGCGGTGTCACGGAAGAACCTGAACAGGTCTACGTGTACTCCAGCAGCGGTGATCACGTCCATAAGCCCCTGGAGCCATCCAGGGCCGGCGCCGCCATTTAGGTAGAACGGGAAGTACTCATACGCAGGGGTTCCGACCCGCGCTGCGTTGACGGCGGTGTCGTCCAGCACTTGTGCAGACAGCACGCGCGTATAGCGGACCTCCAGCAGCGGGCCCAGTTCGTTGGGGTACTCCGTGATGGAGATCGGCAACGGCTCAGGCAACTCGTACGTCGTACCTGCGACGAGTGTCACGCGGTCGGTAATTTCCAAGTCGAGCGGACCGAAAGCGCCGAACTGCGGATCGCTGATGCGCCAGTCGGCGTCGATCGTCGGCGCCAACGTCCCACTGGCAGCGCTGATCGCGGCGAGTCGCACGCGATTGGATGTGAACGTAAACGCTGAGATGTTGCTGCCAGTCACCGCAGCGCCGGTCATCGGGTTGATGATCGCGGCGATCGTCCCCGTAACGCCGTTGTTCTCTCCGGACTCGAACTTGAACTCGCGCCCCACGTCGTAGGGGTAGGTGAATACGTTGCCGACAGGACGCTGGGATTCTTCGAGCTGGTCCAGGTAGCGCCGAACGTAGACCTCCTCAGGTCGGTCCGGCGTAACGGTCGCCGTGCCGTACTCGATCGGACCTCGCACGACGGTGATGTTGGGCGGCCCTGCAGTATGCGAGACGACCTCCCATTCGCCGAAGGGCGCGTTAGCGAGCGGAGGCCAGGGCGATTCACCAGTCCGCTGGGTTTGCGTAACTGGTGACCGTGCGGTCGTAATGCGCAGCAGGTCGCCCGCAACCGCGCCGGTGAACGGGTCGGTCGCAAGGTTGTTGGAGATCTGATTCGGCGCGACTGTCTTTACGTTGTTCAGCGGAGGCCCTTTGGGGCGCAGGTTGACGAAGTCGATGTACGTCTCTGACGCCCAGTGCGCCGACTTCAGCAGCAGCTGTCCAGTCGTGTCCTGCACTGTAATGCGGCGTTCATGCGCACCGCTAAGCGGTAGTAGGCCATACTCCACAGTTGCAACAGTGTGCCCGTCGATCAGCAGCGCAACCGTGTCTTCTTGGGACTTCTGGATCTCGTAGAAGTGCCAGTCCTCCGCGAGGGGTGTATCGAACTGCGTACCGGCGATAATGTTCCCGACCGCGTCGAGAATGCCGCCGTAGCGGTCCGCTCCGTTGAGCCCGAACCCCACTGCGATCTCGCGGGAGCCGTCGGCCAGGTGGAAGCGGAGCTTGTCGGGGATGTCTTGGGTCGCCAGTGCTTTGCAGAAGAGGCCGAAGGAGGATTGCTCAGTCTCTGGAATGACGCGCGCTGGCGCGTAGTACTCGACCCGTGTTACGAGCGCGCCATCGCCCATCTCTAAGTGCGCGCCGTTGGTCACATCGTTCGCGAGCGTTGTCTTAGTGCCCTCTGGGTCTGCAGCGTCGCCGTCGTAGTACCAGATCTGTCGATGCGTTCCATCTCGGCACTCGTCTCGGCAGTCCTCGGAAGGTCGGGCGTACCGCATCTCGGTCTGCGTGCGGATGATCTGCCAAGGCAGATCGCGCCACTCCATATCACCTGTCGCAGAGTCCCTACGGCGCCGACCTTGGCGTAGCCCTTCACGGAACGCGATCTCAATTTCTTGGTCTGAGACGCGCCGTTTGACGTAGCCGATCGTAACTGGATGACTGCCTTGCAGCAGGTCGAACCGATCGCCTGGCAGCGGCAGGTCGCAGCCACCCACAGTTGGGAAGACGCCCACAGCGCCCTCTATAGTCATCGTGTCCGTCGCCGCGCTGTACGTCGCAGTAAGCGCGCCGTTAGGTGCTCCGGGCACAGAGTGGCTCGTCGGGGTGCCCGCCAGGACCATGTTGTACTCGTCAGGCCCTTCAGGTGCGAGGTACGCGCCGTACATGGTGATCGGCTCAAGCGCCGTCGTAAACCGTCCAGTTTCGGGAGCGGGCGCCGGATTGATGCGATCTGCGCGCACGCACTCGCGGCTTTCGATAAATGTCTTACCTGCAGACTGTGTTGGGTTGGCTACGCCTTTGATGAAGATCTGCGCAGGGAAGTTGGTCTCGATTGCGGTCGGCGTCGGTGTTAGCGGAGGCGACGTGATAATTTCTTTGTCCGCGCGCGTGAGGTCCTCAAAGATCTCGTAGTTGCCCGGGCCGAGCATCGCGTCCAGCATCATCTCGATGGCCCACATCGTCCCGAGTGGCGTGTACGCGATAGCTTTGATGAGCTGCCGAAACTTGGTGTCGTCGGGCAGTACGTCGGGGCGATCGACGTTCAGGTTGCGTCCGAGGACACTGAGGTCTTCACCAGCCGCGTAGTCTACGAGGAACGAGCGCCGCATCGTATCGGCGCCTGAGTAGACCTGTGTGTAGTCAACAAGCTCAGTGAGCGTGGGGTAGACCTCAGGAATCGCGTACGTCCAGATCTCTCCATTGAAGTACTCGACGTTGTGGAAATGGTTGGCCCCCTTGGTGGTGTAGCGGAACAGGGCGCCGTCCATGGCGAACACCCCATCGTCGGCCCATCCATGCGTGGTCTCGACCTGGAACGACTGCTTTTGGGCAGCCTCGAAGATCTCCCATGAGCCTAGCTTCAGCCCCTCAAACGCGGTGCTAGCCAACGTGATCTGTGTCGCGGAGTTGCGCACCAAGATCCCGACGGAGGCCGTAGGCGCGAACGTCAGAGGGAAGCTCGACGCATCGTCAACTACGCGGAACTCTGCGCCGACCACGCTCGCTGGGATCGACATCTCCTGCGCGGTGGTCTGCCGTGTCGGCTCGCCCAGGTCGCGGCGAAACACGAGTGTAGGTATAGTCTGGTTGACGACGATGTTGATCTTGGTCGCGTCAGCGGCATCTACTGATGCGGTCTCGACGCCATACGCAACTGGCGACGACACAACGGTAGGCTGCTGCAGACGCGTGGCGCGGAAGCCGCCCAGCCGCGTCACCTCATCGCCAATAGCACTCGTGAGTCCTTCTAGCGGGTTCATGTCTGTGGGTCCTCAAGGTCGATGCGGCGCTTGCCTGCGCGCCACTGCGGAACAAGCAACTCGCGGAAGTTGAGCACTGCAGACTGAAAGTTGTAATGCACGTAGGTGACGAGGCCAGGCGCGGTCTCCGTCGCACCTCCAGGCAAGACGTGTGAAGACTGATGGTTACGCTCGGCTTTAGGCTTGAGCTGCTCGACAAAGACAGCGTAGGGGCCTCCAAAGGGCAGCGGTGGCGTGACAAACGTGCCTGCGCCGGCCGTGATGGCGACCGCACCGTAGTCACCGTCCCAACCGTGGGCGCCGCGATAGCACTGAGAGTCTGCTGAGGTTCCCGTCGGCCCGAGGTAGACGAAGTAGTCGCTATCTACCACGCTCAGCCCGGTGATGGTCACACGGAAGCCTCCGTGGCGCTCTACAACTGAAGGTGTAACCTGAACCGGCACGTAGTCACCTCTAAGTCAACGCAACCTGCGTCGTGTCAGTGCGCGCGACTTGGTCGTCGTTGATGACCGTTACGCCTCGCGTAGGCGCGGATAGCGTGACGTTGTAGACGCCTGGGGTCGCCATGATTTGTTCAATAATCTCACTGCGGATGACGTCCCCAGAGATGCCGAGTCCGTTGACGTACGTCACGACGTTGGCTTCCGCTGCAGCGCGAACCACTGTGCGCTCAAAGCCCCTAGTGATAGTCAGCACACCGGTGACAGCGATAACGCGCTGCGTAGGTGCTTTGACCTGAACGTCGATACCAGCGGCGCGGTAGCCGGGGTAGTTGAGCCGATCATTAGGATCACCGTCCACAACCTTCTGCGCAGCTGAGATCAAGCCAGTGTAGTACTCATAGTCCGCGAAGACCGTGTCGCCGATGGCGAGCGCGGGGTCGAACTTGATGAGCCCGTTGCTCTCGCGCACAGAGTACTGCCCGACTGGCGGTACGCCGCGTACGAGCGCAGTTGCGGCCCCGCCGCTGGTGACCTGGGTCAGCGCCAGCGCGGTGCCGACGACGGGCTTGTTCTGTAGGTACAGGAACTCTTCGCCGCCGGTCGCAGTGTCTGGTGGTGGACCGCCAAGTGACGCGCACATGTTCTCACCTGCCACGAAGTTCAACGTACCTGCGGCCTCTGCGCCGGCACCTGCATTGGGGTTGGTGTACGTCAGCGTCGTCGCCGTCTGCCCTGTAATGAGGAAGATGCCGTTATTGTCCAGCGTGGCGGCGCCGTAGACGCGGATCTGGTTGCCGATCATGTCCGCCGTAAAGCCGGCGAGTGCGAGCGTCAACGTCTGCGATACACCTACCAGTGCGCTGACCGACGCCAAGCCCGTGTCGTTCTGCACTACGTTGACAGCCGCCGACGCTATTGTGGTGTTGTTGCCATCGTCTACGTAGAGCGTCGCCACGCCAGGCTGGTTGATGTCTTCTGCGACGTGGCTGTAGCGAATGACCTTGCCGGTGCCGAGTGGATCTTCAATGCCGAGCACGATGAACGCGAGCGCGTCGACAGTCGAGCGCGGCAGCGACCGGATGATGTTGTTGATGCGCTGGCGAAAAGCATCGTCTGACTCTTGCGCCTGCCCTCCGACAAACGAGACCGGGTTGAAGACCGTCGTGACCCCTGCGGGTCTGCTCGCGAACGCCAGTGGCACACCAGCGCTGGTCGCCGCGATGTTCCCTGCGATCCCAGGCTCTGCAGCTCGGGCTTCAGGGTTGCCGCCGGCGGATAGGCTCGTCGTAGTCTGCCCGGCGTCGATCTGTGCAGCCTCGATGGTCTCGACGCTAACGCCGTCTACGTTCTTCGCCGCAGTTCCTGCAGGGATCGCAACCACACCACCTGCAGCCGCACGCGTAAACTCTAGCGTCCCGATCGCGCGCCGTGCGCCGATGCGCTGCACAGTCGCACCGAGGATCTCCTTAGCACGCTCGTCCAGGTCGTCCGTAGCGGCTCGCTGAAAGTCGAACAGGTCCGCCAGCCGTGTAAACTGGTAGTAGACCTCACTGATGTCTGTTGAGACCGCGCCAATCAGGTGCGCCAGCGTACTGGCTGCACCGACGTCTACGAGTCCAGTACGCGCGACCAGTGCGTTGATGATATCGCGTTGAATCTCAACCTTCGTTTTTTGCTGTGCTTTAGGCATGCCTACCTCGGGAGCTTCGGTTCGATACGAATCTTTTGGTCAAGACCATATACGACGGCGTCCATCTCGACGTCGAGCTGATCTGGTGTCGGGCTTCGCAGCTCTACGCCAAGAACTTCTGCGATGCGCAGGTCTGCGCGCACGGCTTCGGCGAGGCGCAGCCTCATAATCTCGTCCGAGACGAGGCCACGGGGGCCGCCTACAGTCGGTAGATAGCCTAGCGTAGGAAACAGCGCTGACGTGTCGCGCTCTGTCGTCAGGCGTGTCCGCATACCTTGCTTGAGGTTATCTAAGCCGCTGACAAGTTTGAAGTCTTGCTGGTCTCCGGTGAGCACGAGGTCGAAGGTAGGGTCTCTCGCCGCCGCCGCGCTATCGACCTCTACTTGGTCTAGCCGGAAGTCTCTACCGAACAGCCGGTCGTGCTCGGGCGAATCAACAGTCGCGCCGACGATAATCGGGAGTGTGCCGACAGCAGAGCTACCAGCATCGTCTACCGGGATTGAGATCTTTTCGCCGGGCCGCAGCGTGCCAGGTACACCAGCGACCGAGATGTATGGAGGGCGCAGTCCATTGAGCGCTGCGATCTCACGGTAGCGCGACGAGTCTCCTAGTAAGCGCTGCGCGACTGTGAAGATCGTATCGCCTTGCCCGATGTTGTACTGCCGCGTAGTGGTGGGCGGGGGTGGAACAGATGTGCGGCCTCGCGCCTGGTCTGCAAGCGCTGAGCCTGGTCCGGGCCCAGTGCCTTGCGCCTCGACTTGCGTAAACGTCTGCGGCGGCGGCACTGCCGCAGCCTGCTCTGCTGTCACTAGCGTCCTTGCGTTCGCGGACACCTGATCCAACTTGCTGTTGAGGCTGCGCTGGAAGTCTTCGCCGAAGAGCGAGAGCCCTTCGACGCCGCGCCGGATGTCCACCATGCTTTGGATCACCGCTGCAGGGATGCCAGCGCTCAAGAAGATAACTGCGTTCTCTAGCGCGTCAGTGATCTGGTCTAACGCGGAGACGAGCTGGCTGACCATCTGGAACGGCATCTGGATGAAGTCCGTAACACCTTCGATGAAGCTCTCTACCGCCGACACGACGGAGAGCGCCTCGTCGATAATTGTACCGAGAGATTTGACGGTGTTGATCGTGTTACGGACCGCGTCAGTGACTGCGTTGATGGCCCCACGAATCTCAGCAATCGCGCCCCGGACGGCGTTGATCTTGCTCCGCAGTGACTTCGCCTTGCTGACGACGGTTCGCGGATCAAAGATCCCCCTCTCGTGCGCCGCCTCTGTCTCTAGGTACCACTCTGCCCGATCGACAGCGAGCAGCTCGATAGAATAGAAGTACTCTGTGCTGCGCGCAGCTGTGCGGCTGACTGCGAAGCTGCGCGGTATAACGAGCCAGCTCTGCTGGTCCTTAGCGTTGTGCCAGTGAAGCTGCGTGCGCTCAGCAGTCTCAGGGTTGAGCTTCGCGTCTGAGTACCTACGGAAAATTGTATCTTGCAGCAGCTGGAGCTGGCGCTGGCCAGACAGCCCCAAAGGCGAAGTGACCCCCTGCGTAACATTTCGCACAGGATAATTACGCGCCGCTAAGTGAGCGTGGACGCCGGGGGACACTTGTAGTTTTCGTGGGCGGAACCCTGTTGTACCTGAGATCCTGATCGTACGCGCCAGTACGCCCGTCTCCTCGACGAACAGCCCTCCGCCGAGTGTGGGCGTGAGTGCTACAGTAAATGGCTCCGAGATAGAGTACTGCTGCGGCGCCAGCATCAGAGGAAAAAAGCTGCTGCGAGCAGCAGTTTGACGCCAGCCTCCTTGTACCAGCTCGAACATGTAGAGGAATTGGCGGAAGAACCGGTCGTCGCCGGTAATTGCCTGGCGGCGGCGCTCCCTCTCTCTATTGGTATCGTCAAGTGACATCGCGCGCTCCTGAGTTTACCAGACTAGAGCCAGTTCACGGGCGCTGCGCCCCCGGTAACGGTCGTGCCGGTAACAAACCATGAATGCCAGGTTGTGGCCAACTTGCTGGCTGCGTCTGCTGCCGTAGGGCCTGGCGGAATCCTAGACGCTACCTGCAGGGGCGTCATGGCCAGTACCGTCTGCCCCGTAACAGGAGGAGGTGGCGTCACGACAACTCCCGGTGGTGACGGCACGCCGATAAAGCCGGTGAACGCTGCGAGGCTGAGATCCAGCGCCGTCGTCACCAGCTCAAATGTAGTGCTGGTGACCAGCAGCGGGGTGAGGGTGCTCCGCATGGCGCCCTCGGCCGCGTCTAGCTGCGCAGGCGTTACGCCTGTCGGGTTGGTGACGCTCGCGAAGTAGTTCCGGACGGCGCGGGCCCAGTTCGCAGCCGCTGCTGCAGCATCTGCAGGTGGGGTATACGAGGGGGCCTGCGTATCAAGGACGATCAGCAGCTCCGCCTCCAGTGTGGCAGCGCTCAGCGGCATGGCTACTCTGTCGTGACCTTCTTGGACAGGGCGCCACTGGCCGTCAGCGGTTTCGGAGCGACCGAGGGGCCCGTAGGTCCGAAGGGGGTCGACAGCGAGATCGTACTGGTCAGGTACTCGTCGAGCTTCTTTCCGAGCACCACAGGCTCCGCAGCTACGTCAGACGCAGGCTTCGCGCCGGCGCCTAAGGTCACACCGGCAGTCGCCTTGAGGTTGACGGTCTTCGTCTGGACGTTCACCACAGTTTCGACCGACGGGTCGGTATTTGTGGTCTCCAGTCGAATCTCCCGCTCGGTCAGTAGGCGCGCCAGCTCGCCCTCTATCGGCAGCCCTGTCTCCGCCTCGATCGCGCCCTCGTCAACCAACTGCAACGTCTGATTGCCTGCCAGGATAGACACCTGTCCATTCATCATCAAAGTGAACCCGTCCGTAGACGGCTCGATGGTCATTCTCGACGCACCTTCACCCTCGCCGAACGCGAAGGTGACTCCAGAGTTGGCCTTGAGGTTGAACGTGACATTACCTGCGAGCGCGGTATTTCCTGCAGACGCAGACGCAGACGCTACTTCTGTGCCGCTCGCCTCCTGCCCGCCTCCGCCCTCAGACGTAGTGTCTCCGGAGCGCCCGAGATTGGCGCTGGTAGTATCGACCACAAAGCTGCCGCTTTGGTCTATGCCGCAGTAGCTGCCTTGGTGGATGTCGTAGCTGACCGATGCGTCCGCGACGTGAGGCGTAACGCGCTCGCCTAGCACAGCATCCGCGCCGACCCCTACATCCGCCGATGGGTGTGGTAGGTAGGCAACAAGCACCGGTGTTGACTCCCGCCCATCAAGGAAGCCTACCAGAATATGGTCGCCGTCCATGTAGACCGGGTCGATCGTTGAGCGGTCTCCACCTCCTCCGCGCGTGTTCGTAGAAATGGTGCCCTGTGTCTTGCGCGGGATGCGCAGCGTAGCTTCGTGAATCCCAGCGTAGGGGTACGTGACGAGGATGCCTGTGATGAGGCTGACGCCATGGGAGCCGTACGTGTATGCGTCACAGTACAGCGCCTTGCTTTGCGTCTGCTCATCCAGGCGCGAATACACGTCAGTTACTACAGCGCGCACATGTTCTGTGTAGCGGTGCGCGGCGTAGCGCTCCGGATTGCCTTCTGGCCCGTAGCTCGGGGTCACCACGCCGCCGCGTGCAATTCCTGTTGTCGTTGAGCTTTTGCTGTACTTCGACATGATTCAATACGTGTATTTCGGTTTGCGCTTCGTGGCCCACGCCTTCTCGAAGCTTTTGTCGTACACAGCGTAGATGTAGTTGAGCATCCCTATCGTCTCCGCGACCGGGTTGCCGACGCCGGCGAATCTCTCGACGCGGGTCTTACCAGGCATGTACGTGTCTATGTTGGAGGGCTGGAGCTGCCCGATCCCGATCGCATGGCTGGGGTCGCTGTACTCAGTCCATGCCCGCACCTTTCCGTTCGCGAGCGTCTCTGTTTTTTCTTTCGCGGTCCGCTTCGAGATGCCGAAGTTATTGACCGAGGCTGAAGGGTCTGCGGCCTTGGCATCGAGCTGCGCCCACACGGTCGGCCATAGTGTCACGTTGCTGATCTTCCAGACTTTATTCGGATACTTATAGTTCGGACGGCCGATCCAACCGTCGGACTCTCCTGGCACCTTTGCAGCAGTAGCGGTCGCCGGGACGCCGTAGATGATGTTCTCCATAAGGGTCAGCTCGTGATCTGTAAGCTCACGTCCCCATTTAGACAGCTTCGCAGCCTCGTCCAGCAGCGCGCGAATCGCGGCCCCCTTAGCGTACCGCACGCCTGTTGTTAGCCTGCTACCGACGACCGGCTGAGCCACCACAGGTGCGTCTCCTGTAACGCCACCGAACTCGACAGGTTTACCCAGCTCGTAGCGATCAAGCTCTGTGTTTAGCCGTGAGATAAACGTCTCTCCACCTGCCGCGAGTTCAGGCCCAACCCAGCCGCGTGAGACCGTTACGCTTGTGGCCGTTTGCGTCTCTGACCAGCTGTGCGTTACGCCGTCAACGTAGTACCACTCATCCTGCGCAGGTGACGGCCCGTGGATATGTAGTTTCTGCCCTACGCGAATATCTGGGCGCAGGATCAGATCAACAGTCCCCGTCAAGAACAGGTGGTTGAGGCACAGCCAATCCCGAATGCGTTCACGATACCGCGCGGAGACGCCGAGGAAGTCGCTATTGGAGCCGTCTAATGTCGTCGGCACGTACATTGTCTGCACGACGTGCCTACGGACACCGTGCGCTTGCATGGATTGTGGATTCCACAACGGCTGCTGAAAGCCCCGGAGTGCTGCGCCCAGGCTCTGCGTCAAGAGTGGCGTGACGTAGAAAGCGTTTCGTCGCGCGGCCCCTGAGCGCGCGACGCGCTTGCCACGAACCTGGCGCTCGGGCACCTCATACTCCGTCAGTTGTTCAAACCATGGACCACTGTCGATCGCCTCAAGCACACCGGGCTCGGATCTCCGTGAGTACGTCGGGAAGGGCTTGTCACGTAGGATCAGCGCCATCCGCGAGTCTCCAGCGCGCACCGACTCCATGTTCTTGAAGTACCGATCTTCGGGATGGAGCAGGTCACAGTAGAAGTCGCACAGCGCTAGGTCAGCCCAGGTCTGTAGCAGCTCCCAGAATACTCTGTCTGGCCCAGGGCCACTGAACGTCAGCGAGTTCACATGCTGACGCGGTGGGTCGTCTCGGATCCACGCTCGCGAAGCTGTGCCGTCAGGGCTGAAGCGCAGGTGATCAATGAAGCTGAGGGGGCTATCACCAATGCCGTTAAGGCGTGCCGACTTCATGCTATTGGGGACCTGCCAGTTCGCGCGCCCAAGTTCTGCAGCTGCGGAGAGGAAGGCGGTGAGCAGCTTCCCGACTGTCTCGCTTACGCTCGTAGGGATCCTATCGTCACCCTGTAGCACTGCGGCGTAGCCCTGTGCCGCGAGCACACCATCAGTGAAGGGATCGAAGTAGATCGGTGACAACTCAAAGATCGACCCAAAAGCACGTCCGTAAATGTCGATGGTGACCGTAGTGGCACCGGAGCTTGTAGCTGTGTGCCGCAGCACAACTGAGTCGATGCGCCCACGCATGACATGGAACGGCTTGTCGTGCATGAACAGCTCGATGTCGACCCAATCGTCATCGTGAACAATGCTCATAAAGTCCTGCGCCGCACGCCGTGTCGCCTTGGCGGTAAGCTGGAAAGCCCCACCGGTCGAGCCGACACGGTTTGCTACTAGAACCTTAGTCAACACAGGCTGCGTACGGTCCGCCCGGCTCTGCGGCTCCAGCACAATCTCTTCTTGGTCGAAGAAATCGCTAGCGGCCTGCTCGAAGGGCGTGCCCCCCGCATCAGCGTCGAGTGTGTATATTCGTACACGGGCACTGTTTCGGATGAACCCTTGAAACGTGCCGTTTGTGCTCACCGTCTCCATCAGTGCCCCACGAGTGAATGGATGTAGACAGCAATGTCACTGAGTGCAGCCGACGAGTTCTCCATAGCGGACTTGAGAGCCTCCGCCGAAGTTTCAAACTCAAGCATCGTCGGTGTCATCCGCAGCCCACGCCCTACGCCGAGTGCCTCCTCCTCTGCTGCGCGCGCTGCGTCGGGTGCTGTCATCCTAGCCGCACGATCTGCTAGAGGCTCATAGACTGCAGTAAACTCTTCCGGCGGCCTCGTGAACGTATCGCCGGTTATGAGCTTCTCGACAGCGCTACGGCCAAGTGGCGAGCCGGCTTTCTGCAGCGCTTGGAATGCGGTCTCCAGCCCTAAGCCTCTAGGGCCACGCATGGACTCCTGCAGTAATCGCTGTACACCTGCGCCTGTAGGCCCTGACTCGGCGCGCATATACGCTTTCCGCAAGCCTTCGACCGAGAAGTCACCCCCCTGCCCGAAGCCATGCAGGGTGCGCAGCAGGAAGAAGTCCATCGGGTCTGCTGCGCCCTCCCGCGCTAGCTTCCTGCCGCCGCCAACAAGGCCCGCTGCTGCGCCCATACTTACTGCGCCGAGGCCCAGCCGACCACCACCGAGGGCTTCTGCGGCGCCGGCAAATCCAGCTACATCCAACGCGGTGCCGGTTATCCCTGCCCGCTGCCCCTGCAGCCCTATGTACTGAAGTCCGCGTTGGAGGTCGCCCTGCGTGAGTCCGAGACCGGTGAGCGCGTCCGCCGTCTCGTCGAGCAGCGCGCCGGGGTCTCTAGGCGACCGGACGATATAGCCACCTGCCGCCTCAGGTGTGAGGTTATAGGCCCTACGCGCCTGCAGTCCGAAAGTCTGCTGGCGGCGCCCAAAACGCCCCATCGTCAACGCTGACCGGCCGCTGCGCAGGGTTTGGCTTATAACGTCTAAGCTCTCTTCCGGTGTAAATCCTAGCTTTACTCCAACAGATTTAGGTCCAGTGAACATGTCGAATGGCGTAGTTATGCGGCGGCGCGCGCTGATGCCTCCACCACTAGGCGCGTTGATGTTGGCCAACGCGCCACCTGGAAGCGCCCCGGCAGCGCCGAGGTACATCTCCATCGTGCCTTGCGTGGGGACCATGTCACCGTCGATCAGACTTCTTGCGGAGGCCCCGCCAGTGAAGATGCCACCAAGCCCCTGCGCCTGTCGGGAGAACGCAAGTGCTTGCTGTGTAGTATCCAGCGCAGCCTCTGCCGCGCCTCCCGCAGCTCCACCGAGGCCGCCGCCCAGGGCAGCCCCGAGCAGGGGGTTACCGCCCAGTGTTCCTAGCAGGCCACCTACAGCTGCACCGGCGCCGCCGAGCATGGCGGCTATACCTGACGGGCCTTGGAACGTACCGCGTATAGCCATTCCGGCGCCACCGGCAGCTGCGCCTGCGCCCAACCCCAGCGTGCGCATCGTTGCCGCTCTCTTCACAGCAGCAGCTGTTTTGGCGGCGTTTTGGGCTCTGACGCCGTCGGCGTAGCGCTTACGCCAATCCTTAGCGAAGCCCGCCGCTGCCGCCTCGTGCGCCGCGTCCTGCGCTGCGTGCACACGTGCAGCGGTAGGCATCCCAGACGCTCGCGTCTTATCCAACCGCCCTAACTGTTTATCGAACAGCGGGACGGTTACATCCTCAAACGGAGCGCCGACCACAGTCTTCGCCCGTGCTGCCGCCAGCGCGGGTCGCTCCATCCTCGCTTGTGTTCTAGCGAAGAACGGGATGGTGGCCTCTTCAAACGGGGCACCTACAGCAGTCTTTGCGCGCGCTGCCGCAGCTGCCGCCCGCTCAGCAGGTCGCTCCATCTTCGCGAGCGTGCGCGCGAAGAACGGCACGGTCTTGGCTCTCGCAAACGGCATGACTGCCGCCTCAGTCTTCGCACCCTCACGACGAAGTTCTGGCCGTTCGATGCGCGCGAGCTGTCGTAGGAACAGCGGGCCCGTAAGGTCTGCTGTCGCTGCAGCGCCTACTCGCCCGCCGGCACCGGCGGGGGCGGCTAGGTCGGCAATGAGATGGGAGAAGGGGGCGGCGACGGTGCGCCCGCCGGCAGACCTTACGGGCCCGGCTAGGTCGGCAATGAGATGGGAGAAGGGGGCGGCGACGGTGGGAGGTAGCGCGCCGACGCTAGCTGCCATGCCGCGCGCTGCATCAGCTGCGGCGCGGCCTGGCGCCGCAGCCGCCGCAAGCTGGCGTGTTCTGCTGGCTGAGACTGGCCCCTTCGAGGCGAAGTGCATCCTAAGCCCTGGCGGCAACGCCATCGCCGCAGGCAACCCAACGGCGCTCGATGCTGCCGCTGCGCCTCCTTGGCTAAGTCCTACTGGGCTGCCGAGAGCGGCAGCGACTGCGGCAGGTCCAGCGGCAGGTCCAGCGGCAAGCCCTGGCGCCAGCACCCTGGTGATAGGCGCGGCGCCGACTCCCCCTGCGCCACGTGCTCGTTGGGCTCCAGTTGAACTGCCGATACCGAAACCGGCGCCCCCAACTGCGCCGCCGGTGGCGCCAGCCAGCGCAGCGCCAAGATTCTTATCCTTGATCTTGGAAAGGGAGCCTTCGATGCTCTTGAGCGCGGTAGCAACGCCCTGTAATTGCTCTCCGACCCCACCAACATTGAGCGCGGCTCGGAGCTTATCCCCGAGGGCCTTGATGTTCTTGAGCGCAGCGTCATCTATCTTCGCGTCGATGAGCAGCGTGGTTTTGACTTGGCGAGTCATAATGGCAATCCTCTGCGCGTAGGCGCCCTACCTGAATATCATAAGCTGGGCATCTGCCCGGCAGCCAATGCGGCCTCAACCTCTTCGAGCCACTCATCCGTTGAGGAGGTCATCTCCTCACCAAGCGCCGTGTTGATGGCTGCGAGCTGTTCTTCGAGGTCTGCGCGCTCCCCGCCCGTACCGAGGCGCAAGTGCGCCTCGATCTCTGTGCGGCGCTCGTGCAAGTCTTGCAGTAGCTCCACAATAAGATCGGCGTGCGTGCGGTCGCGGTACAGCGGATCGTTGATAGGCAGATTGTACTTTCCGGCCCACCAAGATTCGACCGTACCTAGTTCACTCTTGCGATTCCTGCGCGCCGTTGCCCTCAGTCGCGTCAAGTCGAAAAAAGTGGGACTCGTGAGCCCACACCTCCTGCCATACTGCGAACACTGCGTCTTGGTCGAGCACGTCGCGCAGGTCCTGAGCCCACTGCGGCCCTCGAAACGTCTTTCCGTCCTTGGACCACAGCGAATAAGACATGTGCGCGATGGCCTCGTTGAGCGCGCGGATCGTGGGCTCCATTGAATCGAACGCCATCCCGGCAGCGAACCGGGCTTTGAGCGCTGCGGCCTGCTGATTCTCGCCCGTCGTCAGGATCCGATTCGTAAAGGTCCCCTCATACACTTTGCCGCGCTTCGTCTTGTGGCGAAGCGTGAACATGTACTCCTCGTGGTCCTTTGGATCGTGACCTGAGACCTGCGCCTCCTCAGCCTCTTCCAGGCCCAGAATCACAGGCGAGTTTACAACCTCCGCGACATCTTGCTTGAGCTGCTCAGTACTCGCGAGCGCCTGTGCCGCAGCTGCGGGGGCTCGTTTGGGTCGGTAAGTCTTAGCCATCTAGGGTGTCCCTCCGACGCTATATTACAGAGAGGCCGGGGGGAGGTCTACTAGATATTCTCCGCACCAGCGTCAGCAACTCGGGTCGCTACGAACGCGACGTCCTCACCAACAACACTGCGCGCACCGAACGTCAGATTGTGGCTCGTTACGCGCACGCCGTACAAGCGCACCAACGGGCCTGCGTTCCGGTCAATGATGTCCGCGTTCATAGAGCCCTGCAGCAGGACATTCTCCAGAAACTCGTCAGAGCCTGCGCCGAACGTCGGGAAGTAATTCAAGCCCTTCAACGACTTTTGGATCAGATACACCCGACTTGCGGTGAACGACACATCATAGGACACCGGAACGTGCTCAGCGATCTCTAGCTGGTCCAGCACAGAGATTGCGTCGTACGAGATCGTCTCGGAATACGATGCGATTGTAGCGTAACCGACGTCCTGGCCTTTGAGCTGCAGCCTGACGCGCGACCCTGTCGCGACTCGACTAACACCGTTCAGATTATCAACGGTTACTGCCATTACTTACTCCTTGCCTGGCCTCGATCAGGCTGCTGTTTGCGAGACAGTTACGAGATGAACCGTGGAGCGCACGAAGTTCACCGGAATGATAGGCGCGATCTCCACAGACACGTCCATGATGTCCGCGTTCAGCTCTACCGCGAGCGCTCGATAAGTCACGATGATGCCCTGCGTACGCAGCTCATCGAGAATGCTGTCCGCAACACCCTTAGCTGCGTTCATCGTGCCCGCGAAACCAGGCTCGCCGACAATGGCGTCCAGCGCGTTGCGGAAGTTGAACACCGCGAAGTTCGCAGCCTCGTTGACCGACGCCTCTTGGAAGGCGAGGTTCGTAGACTGCAAGTACGTTGTAATGTTCCGCACGCAGCGCCGCCCTGTACGGTGCGCCTCCATGAACCAGAGTCCTGCCTGGATCATCTCATGCGCGTCGTCAACAGGGTTCCAGGTAGAGTCTTGCCCAAGGGCGACGACGTTAGCGACCTTGCGCGTCAGCGAGACACCAACCTGCGAGCCCGCTTGCATCCCCGCGCCGATGACGCCCTGGAACCACGGCAGGAACGTGGTCAGATCGCCAGCAGTGCTGTACCGCTGAATCGTCTGACAGCACGCTCGGATGTGCCGCGAGTTGAGCGACAGCGCCTGCGACTTCGCAGAAGACTTCGCCGGCAGCGCGTTCGTCGGGTTGTTGCTCGCGTCCAAGGCGCTGAGCCCGACGAAAGCGTCGCGCTCACTGCGACCCTCACCAGACATGTAGATGCAGTGCGCGTTGAGCGCGGAGTGTACACCGGGCATCCCGGTCAGCACGACGATGGTGTTGACGTCGATCTCCTTGAGCAGGTCCAGCGCCGTCTGGTAGTCCGCTGCCGTTGCGGTGCCCTCGCTGCCACCAGACAAGAACTGGTCCGTCACGTTGGCCGGCGGCTGCCCCGAACCCGACTGCGCGGTCGTGGCTGCCAGGTTCCAGGCGCCACCGGGGTTGGTGACCAGAGCTGTAACCGCGCCGGTCGCGGACTTCGGTGTAAGCGATGTGATCGTCACAGCCGCGCCGGAAGCCGACGCGGAAGCGTAGGTATGCACAGGCTCCCCGCCTACATCCACAGTCGTGTTGTTGACTGCGGCGGCCAGGTTGGTGGCGTGCGTAGGCAGGTCTGCGGCGTCTCCTACAAAGGCGATCGTCTGGCCGTCGATGCTGATATCCCAAGTACCAGCGTCAGCGCCAGTAAAGGTAATCGTGTCCACCCTGCGCGTAAACGCAATGCGCGCCGCGTTGGTCAACGTGGACGTGCTGTCCAAGAAGCCTTCGATCGCGTTGAGGACTGCCGCGAAGCCTCCCGTCGAGCCGTCGATGTCCACCGAGATGCTGGTGAGGTCGAGCTTCGCCGGGTTGAGGAGCGTCTGTCCCGTGCGCGTCGTCCAAGTGAACCCAAACGTGTCAACGCCAACGTCCACTTGGCGTGCGTTGAAGTAGTCCGCGCACTTCTGCAACGTGTCGTGTACCGTGTTCGAGGTCTCAGCCGCCGTCGCGTAGACCGTAGCGGCCCGCGCTGCGGCGACGTCACCGAGCACGATGTAGTCGATCTGCGTCCAGGTCTTGGCTGTCCGCACCGGGGTGGTGCCCGCCATCGTGACCGCCTCGGACTGCGCAGCGCCATTCGCGCTCAAGCCCCACAACTGGATCGACGGAGTGCCTGCGCCGTCCAGCTCCAGCAGCACCGTCTGGTTAGCGACGGTCATGGTGGACGCAGCTACAAGGCCGGCGTAGGCATCACCCGCTGCGACCGTGATGAGCGGTATCAGCGTCGGGTTCTGGATAGTGATGGCCTGGTCAGTCGCCACGCCACTACCTGAAGTCAGGTCCACATACGCGCCGAAGACCTCCGTGAACTGCAGCACTGTGGCCACCGGGTTCGCGTTGGCGTTAGTGAGGTCGAGTGTGACCGTCTCACGGATAGGATCGCCGCTCGCGTCTACGCCGTAAAGGGTCACGGTCTTACCGCGCATGGCTGCGCTGTCCACAGCCGCAAGCACCGTAATGATCACTGTCCCGCCAGCCGGAGCAGCGATATCGCCGTCCAGGCCACCTTCGTCGCGCTCACCGTGCGCCAAGATCCCGGTCGAACGCACAGACGCGACCATGCGGTCCCAGCCGAACGGCGCCGAGGTCGGCTCGTCGTACTGAAGCTCGAACATGGCGGCTTCTTGGTTGGTCTGTGCGCCGTCAACGAGTCCGAGGTCGTCCGCCGTCTCCGTAGTAGTCTCGAACTTGACCGTAACGAGTTTGCCGACCTGCGAGGAGTTGATACGGGCGTTGTTCGTAGCGGCGCCGACAGAGATGTTGACCTGCTCAGTGAACGCGCCCCAATCGGCAGACCGGATCGTAAGGCTGTCCCCGATAGCGTTGCTGAGCGTCGCTGTAGACTGCGTCGCCTGGTTGACCTTCATAGCGACCACTTCGCGCGCGCCAGCCGGGACGGCTGCATCCGAGGAAGGCTCGAACACCATGGCGCACGCTTCGCGCATGTCGCCGGAGCGGAACGTGCTGCGGACGTTCTGTGGTTTCTTGAGCACGATGAAGTCATCGACCGCCCAGGCGCGAGATACGCCGTCCTTGTCGAGAGTTGTTGACGCTGCAGGGCGCCCACCGACACCGGTGCCGAGAATCGCCACGCGCCCAGAGGCGCTGAGCCCTGCCTGCTCCAGCCCAGATGCGTCGATGCGAGAGTACGAGCCAGGGACTGCGCTGAAAAAGCCGTCGAAGAAGATCGTGGTTGCCATTATCGTATCGCTCCTATGCCGGGGTGTTCATGTACTGTTCGTACGCAGCGGTCCACTCCGCCATTGTTCGTTTCTCGGGTCGCTGACCCTGCATCATGCGGACGAATCCAGCCATGTGCTCCATGCGCCGGCCGCACGCGGTCACCCAGACGCGCAGTCGTACTCGGGGTTTGACGTCAACAGGACGCGGTGCTGGAGGCGCGACGGGAGGTGGCGGAGTGGCCACCTCCGCCTGCCGGACTGGCTTCATCTTTACCGCAGGTGCCTCAGTAGAAGCCGCGACGGCCTCCTCACGGACCTCTGCAGGCGCCACGGTGCCCTCGGCGCCGCTCGATGATGCGTGTGGGTTCCGCTTGCGGCGGCGACTCGGCTTTGATGGGCTGTCGCTGTTCGTCGTCATCCTGCTAGCCTCCTTGTACTACTCTTCACTCACCGTGACGAGGGACTTTACGCACCCAATCGTCGTCGCGCCGTCAACACTGATATGGAGACCGTCTACGGCGAACGCGCGCGCCTCCTTGGCGGCGATGACACCGAGCACCTGCTGGCAGGAGACTCGCAGTACACGGACGAAGAGGTTCTCAGGGATATAGCGCGGGTCTGGCGCCACGTCGGAGCCGCCCAGGACCATGTCGAAGACGTTACACGACTTGAAGTAGTCGCGTGCTCGGATCATGAAGTACTTGGCCAGATGGTAGTAGTACACAGCTACGTCCGGGTGCTTCGTATATACCATAATGTCGAAGTTGAACGAGAATACTGAGGAGTTGATGTTGGAGTCGGCAGCGTCTAGGTCCGCAAGCTCCTGGGCCTCAGCGAACGTGACGAATCCGCCGTAGTCCCCCAAGAACTTGCCAGTTTCCTGCTCTGAGGAGAGCACGATAGCGTAGAGAGGGAAGTTGTGCTCCTCACGGGCGTACGAGTGGATGACCTCAGGCGGCTCGTCCAGAAACAAAGTCTGGATGGCCTCTGCCTCCGTTGTAGTCAGCTGATGCGTCTGCTCAAAGAAGCGTAGGAGCCTCTCAGGGTTTTCCGTAAGCTCTGTGATGCCGTTCGTTAGAGCTGTGTAGATGAGGCGCTCGATCACGGCGTGCCTCCTCCACTGGCGAGCCGCGCTGCGCGAATGACAGCCGCCTCGACAAATTGCGGTGCAAGGCGGTCAACCTGCGCCTGAACCTGATCAACGAGGCGCCGTGGCGCGATGCCGGGGTGGAACCAGCCTGTCGCATTATCGCGGCTGATTGTACGGAACGTCGCGTAGGCGTGGCGCGGGCCGCCGCTACCTGGCTGCCCACCATTGTCTAGCCGCCCCTGCCGCCGCATCCCGGAGTAGACGTCGTAGCCAGATCGAGAGCCAAGTATGGGAGACGGCACGTGGCCTGGGTGATAGAGGTTGCGAGCGCCGGCGTCTATCCGTTGCAGTACAGCGTGCTGTCGGCGGACAGACGGCACCGGCGGTGTTCGCTGAATACCACGCAACCCACGCCGCTGGTCCCCGAAACGAGAACTACCATATAGGGAGTGGTGTACGGCGAACATGTTCTCGATCATACGACCGACGGCGCGCCACCCTGCTGCATGTTCAGGCTTGGACCAGCTTCCGCCGCTTGCCGGGTTGCCAGCCTGCTGAGCGCGCGCAACCCAGCCAAGTGGCTGTACGGTAAACGAGGTTCCGCCGATCTGGCCACCGACTGAGGCGAACCTAAAGGCGATAACACGTGAGGTCTGGCCATTCTGCAGCAGCGTATCTCTTAGATCGTACGCACCGACGCCATTCTCGACCATGTTCGCAAAGTCGCCATCCAGAGAGATCTCGGTGCCGTGCGACGTAGCCTTAGGCGGCTGCAGCGCTGCTAGGTACTTGTCCTTCGAGGTTCGTAGACGTTGATGCGCGAGCTGCTGCCAGTGTCGATGCGCAGCATCCGCCAGCTCACTTTCGATCAAGGATGTCTGTGCCCCCACTGCGCTAAGGAACTTTGAGACCGGCGTGAGGTTAAACTGTACGTCGAAAGTAATCATACCTGTAGAACCCTATGACTGCTCTCGCGCGAACTCTAGGCGCACACGCCCTCGGAGCGGCAGCTGCTGCGGGTTACCGGCAGCAGACTGCGGGATTTGCTTGCGCCGCACGGTCGTAGCACGAATGACGTGCGGAAAATCAGTGATCAGGAACGCAGGGTGGCAAAGGTAGTGAACTGACAGCCGCGTCCCCGGCGTTGGTGTGGACCCTAGCAACCACTGAATATCACCGGCGACAACCTGGAAGTCCGTACCGCAAATGTATGACGTGCCGTTCGCCGCCTCTATATGCGAAACCTCGATTGCAGGGTAGCGCAGCGAAATTGGCGCACCGCCTGCGCTAGCTGTGGCGATCTGGTTGTAGACCACCTCAGAGTCCAGGTTGGTCAGGCGGTCGTAGTAGCCGATGACGTTCTCCGGCCGCACGGTAACGTGCATCTCGCCCCAGACCCAGGTGCCCAACCGGTCATAGGCCGTCTGCCTGTACTGCGCCGACGCCATGAACGCACGGATGATCGCGCCGCCATTACGAGACTGCACAGCCTGTTGCACAGGGTCTAGCGGCCCTATGCCGGCAGCAGATGTGTCCGGCACATAGCCTGGCGGCCCGAAGTAGAAAAAACCGGTGCCGTCGCACCGTGTACAGTTAGGGCTAGGCTGCTGTGTCTGAACATTGACCGGCGTGCAAGGGCATACCGAGGACCGTTCCCACACGAACCGTGGGCTGCGCTCGATGAGGTTCTTGAACTCGCGTAGGTCGAAGTCTACGCGCGCTCTCGCCGTGCCGACGGGCCCTACTGCCGGTAAGGTCGTCGTCATTAGGCCACCTGAAACATGACGCCCTTGTAGTACTGACGTAGGATTTTACGGTCTTCTTTGATCTGTTGGGTATACTGCCGGATGCGCGCACCGTAACCGGCCGAGGTCGCTGACGCGGTCGAGCTGATGGACTGCGAGAGGCCGTCCATCGACAGCTGCTGCGCCCCAATACCAGCACCGAGGATCAGGTCACCTGCGAGCGACAGCGGCCCGATCGCTGCGATCTTACCGACAAACTCCTTGAGTGCGAAGGGGACGTCGTCAAAGCCTGCCGTGTATTCGACACGGAACACGTGAGGGATGAAGTCCGTGCCTCGGTGGACTAATGGTAGCCACGTACCAGCGACACCGAGCGCCACAACGCCAGCTTGGCCTTGCCCAGGAATGATGTGAATCTGCCCGGAGAACTTGTCTACATTGATCCACGAAGGATCAAAGTTGATAACCGTTTGCTCTACGGGTAGCACGAGCTGGATACCTTCCACGCTGAGCACGGGGAAATGGTCGAGCTGCAGTGCGATGTACTTGTAGTAGTCCTGCCGGAACAGATCGAGGCGCTCCGGGTCGGAGGCTACGAACTTCTGGATGCGGATGGGCACGTCCAGGTAGACCTCCGCAAGAGAAACTGCGGACTTGATGTAGAACTCGTACAGTGAGTCGTCGAACTCCTGCCCGTTGTCATCGGTCATATCGAGGCCGAAGAAGTAGTTATTCTTCAGCTCATCTACCGAGATGACACGGAGCGCGGGGTCTTGATTCCCTTGCACCGGATCGCACTGCGCAGACGTCGTACCGGTCCCGCTGTTGCGAAACTGCACACGATACCAGTTGTTATCTATATCGACCGCAGAGTCTGTGTAGGTGTACAGGCGCTTATCCAGTTCCAGCGCCATCCGGGTTGAGGCGCTCGTAACCTCAGCGTAAACTCCAGTCTTACCGGTCGTGGAGCGCAGCACCATCAGTTCGTCATAGAACTTCATCGCCGCATAGGGATCTGCGACGACGAAATTGACTGTGGTGACGCCGGCCATACCGACCGGGATTCTAGCACACTCCCCGTAAGCGCGCGGAGTTACTCGTCGGCTGCGTTCGCGACTTCAGCCTCGATAGCGGCTTGCCCTGCGGCGACGGCGTCATCCTCTGCCTGTCGCTCGTTGCGCATCTCAGTGCGCAGCTCTGCGCCTGTGCGCCGGACGAAAGCTGCGTCGTCTTTGGACAGCTCCCAGACAGAATCGGGGTCCTTGTCCTCGCCGGGGACCTGATACTTCTCGCGCAGCAGATCAAGCTGCTTCAGGAACGCCTGCTTGGTCTCCGCTACGCCAGCTGCGTGCGGCGCCAGGAACTCTAGCATTCGCATGCTGGCGTCGGAGTACCGAAGCTGTGCCCGCTGATGAACCATGAGCAGCTCTTCCATCTTCTCGATGTCAGAGTCCTCAACGCCGATCTGGCCATTGACTGCGGGGGATGTCTTTTCTGTAGGCATAAGGAGTCGTCAGAAACAGTAGCGGAAATGAGGCGCACGCGCTACCAGTTTTCGGCCTTGACCGGCTACTGGCTGACGCGGTTCCAGATCTCGTCGTGGATGACGTAGAGCACGATCTTGGCGACGCCGTCAATGAGCCCCGCCGTCCCACCAAGCGCCAGGGCCGCGTTCATCTGGATCCCCTCTCCGGCCAAAGCCGTGAACACGATCAGCCCGGTGATGGCGCTCGCGATGACGCGCCAGGTGATCGACTTCCATACGGACTGCGGAACGGACTTCAAGAACTTCATGCTACTCCTTACCGCCGGACGCCCTTGAACAGGAAGATCTGTTTGGTGGCGCTAACTGGAAGCTGCTGGACCAACCTCATAGTCAAAATGTCTTGGTAGCGCGCCTCAGCCGCTGCGGGTGCCGGGAAGACACGCACATGGCCTGCGCTCTGGAATGTAGGGACGCTGAAGACAAGTGACGCCCCCGTGGGGAGTTGCTGGAGAAGCTCGCGGTCCTTCTCGATGTGCTCAAGCACCTCAAGGCACACGAATTGGCTGCCTTGCGGCAACGCCAGGCTCGTAAGATCAGCGCGCGCAAAGTGACAATCAGCGAGCTGCCGCTTAGCTGCCTGCGCAATCGCCACCGCAGAGAAGTCGTAGCCAGTGTATGGCGCCGCGCTCACGGTGCGCAGTACCGTAGCAAACTGCCCAGGGCCGCAGCCGAGGTCTACGACAGGTACAGCCTTGGACAGCTGCGCAGCCGCCGCTCTCCACAGATCTGAGTAGACAGGGACGTTCAAGGCGTCGCGGAAGTAGAACCCCTTGTAGCCGCCTCGTGTGTAGATGCGGTCGTAGAACGCGGCCTCGTCCGTACTCAATCTTGTGACCCCCCGCGCACGAAGCCCTGTCTAGCTTGAGCGGCGGCCATGAGGTCCTTGAGCCGGGCCGCGACGTCTGGCGGGACCGCGTCATCGACCGTTTGCGGCTCGCCCGCGCCCGGAAGGCGGAAGGGTACTCGTGGCGCACCTCTCACCCCCAAGTACCCTCTACGGCCTGCGCTGATATTGTTCATGCCCTGCGTATCAACACCACGCATCCAGTCGCGGGCCAGGTTCTGTCCGACCTTAGGCGCACGCCCTAAACGCGCAGCCACTCGCCGGAACATCCAGCTATCAATGTTCCTACGTCGCGTACTCTGTGGAATGGCTGCAGTAAGCTCGGTCCGCAGGCCCATATTGAGGGCGCACTGGTGCGTGTAAAGCGAATGGTCGAACACGCACTGCGCTCCGCTGCTGATGTCGTAGAACGCGCCTAGCGGCGACTGCACCCATTCGTAATCCTGCAAGAGCACGTAGCTCTGCGCGAGCCGCTTGGGCTGCGAGTAGCAGTCTGCCGCGACGAGGAGGAACCCAAACGAATCGGCTTGGTGTGCGATCAGCCGCCACTTCTCAGCGAGAGGGACCCATTCGTCCAGGCGTGTAAATAGCACGCGTACGCAGCCGACCGCCGCAAG